CCCAAAAACGCGCCTGCGGCTTCGTTTACCGTCATCGAGACACTCCCGGATTCCGGGGCCATGTTCTCAGCCATTTCGTTCCTCAGTTGTGTCTGAAAGCGTCAGACTCGCATCAGAGGATTTTCCACCGCTTCTTGACCAACTGGTCTTCAGAAGCTATTGAGGAAAAGTGCCCCATTATTTCATCAAGTAAGCGAAGTTTCAAATAGGCTCGCTCACGAATGTCTATGTCCATCTCATCCGAATTGGTAATAACACTCATAAGTGTCGATCTGATGGAGTCAATCTCCCCGGTAAACCATTCATCACCGAGGAGCGTTTTAGCCCGTTCTGACTTGTTCAAATCGATGAGCCCCTAGTAGGAGTAGCCATAAGTCCCATATTTGGCCCAAGCAGGCCAGGAAGTGTAAATGGCTGCGTCAATGCTCCAAATCGTCCAGCTCCGTATGGGGGGCCAAAGTAATTGTAAACATCCGTTGGAGCAATCTGATACATCCCTGTGCCACCAGGCCCAAACATAGGAGTGAATTGCCCTCGCGGATATGTTGGCCTTGATGCATTGATGATTGCATCAAAAGCAGCTTGGTCAAATTGACTTGTCTGGCCTTGACCGCCTGCCAATGTAGTTGCGCCCAATCCCAACAAACCCGCTGCGACCAGAGGATTAACGGTTGTAGAGCCTTGGATCTGGCCTGTAGATGATCGAGGAACGGTCACATCTGCAACTGGCACGCCCGCAACCGTACCCGTCACCACAGGAGTCAGAATCTGAGCCTCTTCACGCCTGATTGGACGATCCTCAATCGTGACCGCTTGCGTAGGAGCAAGTGTTCCGACTGCCGCAGAAACTGGTGCAGTTGCTTGGCTTTGAGGAGGAATCGTTGTGCTTTGAACAGGTACGGTCTCAAGAAGCCCACCAACTGCAGCTCCTGTGGGAGCGGCCATATCAGCTTGTGCGGGAATGGTTGTGCTTTGAACCGGAACCGTTTGAGACAGAAGTCCACCAACCGCAGCCCCAGTAGGTGCAGCAGTATCTGTCTGCGCGGGAAGCGTTGTTGCCTGAACAGGAACAAGTTGCGAGACAAGGCTTCCAGCAGCCGCCCCAGCAGGAGCAGAGATTTGTGCCTGATCTGGAAGTGTCGTTGATTGAACCGGAACGGTTTGCAGCAACGATCCGGCAGCAGCGCCCAAAGAAGAATCAGCGGGTTGGCTAATCGTTTGACCCGCAACAGTTACTTGCTGTCCGGTGGCTGCTGAAATTAAAGCAGCAGCAACCTCTGGAGCAACTTGTTGAACAGGGGCTTGTCCAGTTACTTGTACTTGTTGTGCGGCACCAGCAACGCTAACGGGTTGTCCAACAAGACTAGACAGCACGGCGCTGGCCGTGTCTGCTGTAATGTCCTGTGCGGCAGTAGTAGTCTGTACTTGAACCTGTTGAGCAGGAGCCTGTGCTTGAACGGCTTGAGATGGCGTGATTGCACCGACAACCGCAGCAGGAGCTGTTACATCAGATTGAGCGGGGGCCGTGGTGGTTTGTACCTGAACCGTTTGGCTTGGGGTTAGTCCTGCCCCAATCGCGGCAGCCGGGGCTGTCGCTTGCACCTGCGCCGGAGTGGTTGCTCCTTGAACCGAAACTGTCTGTGTATCAAGAAGACTTGGAGTGGTTGTCTGAACTGGAACCTGCTGAACAGGAACATTAAGCAGCCCACTCGTGGCAGCAGCTACAGGCGCAGTCAACAAACCAGGCTGAACGGCAGTCCCCGTAACCTCAATTGCTCCAGGAGATGCCTGAATCGGGTTTCTGACTTGAGGCTGGTAAGTGATATTGCTTACGAGGTCTTGGGCAGCGATCTGCGTGATCCCATCTGCGGCAGCAGAAGCAGCCGACTGCGCCACAGTGTTAGAAACACCAAGATCAGTCAATGCGGTTGCGATTTCTGTCGGTGTAAACCCTTGTGCAACCAGTTGATTTGCGTAGGAAAGAGATCCCGCTTGAGTTGCCGCCGAGTTTGCCAATGAGGTAGCCGTGGCGGGATCAACATAGGTCTGAAGATTTGCCGCAATCGTGTTGGCATCCAGGCCAGCATTCGCCATGTTTGCAGCATCAGCAGCAGCAAACGCCTGGTCATACGCTCCTTGTTGGAGCATTGGGTTGACAAATTCTTGGAATCCGTAAGCGGTCAAGCCACCAAGAGCAGCCGACTTTAGCGCAGACTCTAGATCGCCTGTAACTCCATAAGAAGTAAGTCCAGCCCCGGTAGCAGCCGCAACAGGCGCACTCAAAAGCCCAGCACCAGCAGGGCCGAGAATGCCGCCAATGCCAGCAGCCAAGCCAGCCTGAAGCAGTCGAGTTGCGGTAGATGTTTTGCCGAAGTCGGCGTTGTAGTATTGGGGAACGATCTCTTCCCCTGTCGAGGAATACAGGCCGATAGTCGCGCCAATTCCACCAGGATTCATTCGGGTGTATTCAATCGACCCGTCAGGATTGAAGCTGTAAACCTCATTACCTCTAACAATCGGATACGCCGCCCCGATTTCGTATGCAGACCTAATGTTTGCAGCATCTTCAGGCGTAACTAGCGATTGCAGATCAAGCCTGTTTGCCTGAGACTGAGCGGCTTGACCAGAAAGCAGACCTTCCGGCTGTGCTGCAGCACCTTGTGGTGTCTGCATAGTGGCCTGTTGTTCAATCGCTGCCGGAGTTGTGTTTCTTACATCCGCAGCAATCCGCTTTAGAGCATTCCAGTCCTGGTCGCTCTCCGCCCTGGCAGCGGTGCGAATCTGTGCGTCCGTAAAGCCTTGAGAGATGAAATCGTTGTATAGACGGCCCTTCTCTTCGTTTGATAGCGAGTCAACATTCGGCGGGAGTTGAGGAACTCGAGCCTCTGCGATCACATTCTTCGCAGCAATGTCCTCAGAGATGGCATCTGCCATCTTCTTGCCGAAGTCTGCGTTTGTGTGAACACCATCAAGAAGGTCGCCTTGTCCTGCTGAAGTGGCTTCTCGCACATCGGTGAACGAAAGACCGTTTGCTTCTGCTAGTTGCTTCAGCCCAGCATTGATCTGGTTTGCGCGTTGTTCTGCGCCAGGATCGATGTATCCAGCAATGTTTCCAGTTTTGGAGTTCTGAGCGCCGTACAACTCAGACACACCCACAATGATTGGAGTGACGCCGTTCGCCTTGGCGATGTCCACCATCTGCTGAACGCTTTGGAGCGTTACCGCAGGATCTTGGTTTTTGATGGCATCAGCAGCCCCATAACGAATGATCGCGTACTGCGGCTTGTTCTGCTCGATGTAAGACTGGAAAGCACCAAACTTAGCGCCACCAGCAAGAGCCTCGTTTGAGGTTTCGCCACCAGTGGCAAGGTTCTGAACCTGAATCCCAAGGTTGTTGGCGATCACATCAGCAACCGAACCACCATACTTGTCATCCGGAGTTCCGTCTGCTTTGTAGCCGACATACTCGCTCATTGAGTCACCAAACAGCACAGCAGTTGGGCGACTAGCAGCCTGCACATCCAACAAGGATGTCGGATTCATCTGCTCAATCTCGTCCTCAAAAAGCAGTCTTGTGACCATGATTTACCCCGGAATCTCTACGTTGGAGGAAATGCCTGCGCCTAGCTTTGCGGCCTTGAGTTGGACTTCAGCCTCGAACTCTTGCCTCTTCAGCTCCAGTTCAGCCGCAGCCTTCTCTCGGGCGAGTTGAATCTCAGCCGCCGCTTTCTCTCGCTTGGCTTGAATATCGGCCATAGCCTTCTCGCGGTCAATCTCCAACTGGGCCTGAGCCTGCATCATCATCGCTTGAATGGCCGGATCAGGTTGCTGTTGCTGCGGAGGAGGATTGCTCAGAGCCTGGTCGATCTCAGGCGTAACGGGCTTGAAGAAGGTCGCCGAGTCTTTGAATCCTGCGGCTTCGATCATCCGTCCCAGAGTCTCGCGGTACTGACCCACCGTAACAAGAGGATTAGCGGGGCCGAACTGCTGAAGAATCCGCTCCTGCTTGTCCAGAATCATCGCAAGCATCGCCATCTGCTCTTGCTTGTTACCCGTCCCCAGACCGACAGAGACAGTCACATCGTACTGATTCGACCACTCGCGTGGATCCATTTGGATGTACTCACCACGCATCCGAATGATCCGGGGCTTGTCTTGGTACTTGCACAGGAGCTGCAGAATGCCTTTGAACAGACTCTTAACACCTGTCTCAGCGAAGTTCCGGGCGATCAGTTCCATCTTGCCAGCAGAGGCGTTCTGGAACGCAGCCACAGCCGTAGCGGTGACGTTCTGCAGGACATTCGGGTCAAGACCCTGCGTAGCATCAGAGACGCCCGTTCTCTTTGCTTGGACTGCATCCAGATACTCGAGCATCGGGAAGGCTTGATTCGCCACGGGCTGAACCGCCATCGGAACCACCGCATTGGGGTTCTTCATCCGAACCACACCACCAGGCGTGGGAGAGATGAGATCGTCTAGGTTGACCTGACCATCCACCGCACCAACCCGGTAGTTGTTCGTCAGATACAGGTTATCTAGCATCTGACGGGTGATCGTGGACTTCTGTAGCTGAAGATCCATGACCTTATCCGCGAGGGACAAGCCATAGAACTTGTGCGGAACAGGAATCGGGCAGAGGCTGTGGAAAGGAATGTAGTCTGTTTCCGTTTCCTCAAGAATCTCGCTTCCGGCGTACCAAACCTGGAGCAGCTCGGCCAAACCATCACCGTCCCGGTCTGCGCGGATGTAGCACTCGTATACCTCCACATCCTGCATGGTCGGGTCGAGGCTTTCGTCTTGGCTGGGCTGTTCTCCCTCAGAGTACCGAGCCACACGCTCAGGAGAGAAGCTCAGATCGTCGTAAGCCGGAAGATCGCGGACAACCTCTTCCGGGAAGCCCATCGCCACCAGGTCAGACCGAGGGATCAGTCTGCGGTGAGCGACGAATGGAGAATCCTGGATCGTTGTGGCCTTCTTGGAGATCAGGAACTCCTCGGGAGGAATGTTCTGAATCGCCACTCGTCCGACTTGGTTCTTCTTGCGAACCTTGACGTTGTAGTAAACCTCGGTGATCTCTACCCCGTCCATCCCGATAGCGGGATTGCCTTGAAGGTCTAAAACCTGCCGAACGATGGTTTCTTGCTCAATGATCTCGCGAGTCCCGTCGGACAGGAGCATCGCCAGCTCTGCATCGCTCAGGTTCTCGTAGGTCTCTTTGATAACGTCAATCTTGTTATCCCAGTAAGCCTTGACGATACCCACCTTCTCAAGCAGCGCATCCTTGAACCAGTCGTGCAGGATGGCAAACCCAGGGTTGTCCTTGTAGAACACCCAGTTCGAATAGTCCGTCGCTTGATTCGCGCCTTGCTCATCACCGGGGCCGACGGGCTCATAGCGGATGATGTCATCCGAGGCGGTGAAGATGCGGATCAGTTGAGGAATCGCGCCGTCAATGACCTCTGCCACCTCTCCGGTGACGATCTGGCTTCGACCCTCTACCTCGTTCCCGTAAGGGTAACGAAGGTAATACTCAAGTGCTCGGGTTCTCTGCTCGGTTGTCTCCGTTTGGAGATACCCGATCGCTCCATCGATTTCGGCTTCGAGCAGGCTTTTCAGGCTGATTTGATTCATGCTTTTCCTCTAACGCTTTGATGCGTCGCTCCAGCTCCGCGAGTTTGGCGTTGATGTTGCCTTGAGGCTGTACCCACATTAGACCACCCACCTTGTGTTAACGCTAATCGGCTTGCTCCAGTCGCCCTGTTCGTGAATCCCGATAGCGAAGTATCGGAACGCATCGGACGAATGAGAGGCCCAGTCGTGTAGCGGTGTGTCAAAGAATACGTTTCTCTTCTCGTCGAAGTTGCGCCGATAGTTCCTGAGCGCGTCTAGACCCTGCTTCACCTTCGGCACATTAAACCAGCACTTCGGGAGAATGCGTCTGACGCTCTGGATTCCATCTGCAACTGACAAGCGCGGAGCAACCGTTATTTGTAGCCCTGCCTCTTGCAGCATTTCCTTTCTGCTGCGTCCAGTGCCCAATTCTCGCACTTCTACGTCATGAGGCAAGATGTGTTCGGCGGTATGCCACTTATTCTCTTTGAGCCAGTTCACATACCAATCCAAGCCCTGACCGTGGTTTTCCACGAAATCCATCACCCGGTACTCTTGCCCGACCACCTGAACCACCCAGATCGCGGTGGTGTCAGACATCCCCAAGTCCCAAGCGGTGAATGTCCGGGTCAGATCATCTCGGTCAATGTTCGTGAGCCTGCCCTTCTCCTCCAGGTCGTTGATTAACGCCCCGTAGTAAGAACCCTCAACAGCGGCATGGAAGGAGCATTCGAACTCCTGGTTGTACTTGTCCTGCCCCATCTCCCGCTTGGCGGCGTTGAGTTCGCTTTGGGAGATCAGGTTGGTCTGGGAGGCTCTGAACTCCAGCAAGCCCCAGTCTTCCTCTTCCTCGGCCTGGTCTCTCAGGTCTTTGAAGTGGTTTGATCCCTTAGGAGTTCCGAGAAACAGCGCCCAGCCTAGTCGGTCTGACAGCGCAGGACGAACAATGTCAGTCCAGATTCGCGGGTCTTGGTCGGCAATCTCGTCAATGATGACCCCATCGAAGTATTGGCCTCGAAGGGAGTCAGGATTGTCTGATCCGTAGAGCTGGATTCTGCGCCCCCAGAAGTCCGTGCGGAGTTCCGAGATGTTCGGAGTCGACCCAAGAGGTTCTGTGTACTTCAGAAGATAGTCCCAGGCCACCCGCTTTGCCTGACCATAGGTCGGAGCGATGTAAGCATACCGGGGCGCTTCCTTACGGTTCTCAACCGCATCCCGAATGATGTGGTTCAGAGCGGCAACAGTCTTTCCCATCCGTCGGTGAGCCACCACCACCCCAAAGCGGTGTTCCCGCATCATCTGATGGATGGCGAGTTGTGGCTCTCGAGGAGAGTACGGGATTACGATTTCTCGTTTGCCCATGAGACCATCATCTCAATCGGAGTTCCGTTCTCGCCAGTAACCTCAGTACGGGCTAGCT